TCAGAGCTGGAGCGGCTCAATCGGTCAAGCCGAGTGCAGATCACCACGTCATGGCGGTCAATCACGTCAGTCATATCGCGGCTGGCGGGTCGATCCAGCACCGCATGAGTGCCAGAGACGCCTTCGTCTGCAAAGAACTCAGTCACATCACGGTTGTACTTCTCGCGCACAAACTCACTGATCTGCTGCTTCTGCGTCTCCAATGAGATTCCAGACTTGACTTGCTCGTCTGTGGATACGCGGACGTAGCCGTAGATGTTGTTGATTTGCTTGAGTGGGTTGCCGCTCATTTCACACCGCCTTTGTAACCGTAATCGGCCATCTCCTGATGCAGTCGCTGCCAATTGATATCCAGCGGCATGTTATCGGCACTGCGGTCAGCGAACATCACCTGACCGTCTTTGACCAGCTCCACGCCATACACTGCCTTGGGCATCCCATCGTACACGATGTCGATGTTGTGCTTCAGGCAAGTGCGGCGCACTCGGTTGTAAAAAACCTTCTTTGCTTGGGCGCTCATGCTGCGCCCTCCTGCAAAAACTCTGCGTACAGCTTCTTGCCGTCTTCGGTGTCAGCAAGCTTACGAGCCATCTTCGCTACATACTCGCCAAGCTCATTGATCTGCAACGCCTTGTTCGTGAACGCAGAAAGCGTCTCTTCAGTCACTGACGCACCCTTGCGGAACAAGGCTGGCAGCATCATAGATTCTGCTGCGGTCAGGACATGCAAGCGAGAAAACTTGTGGCAGTCGGCGTGTAGCAATTGTTCTTCAACGGTCATTTCTCTGTCGGTCATCACGTTTCTCCTGTAAGTGAAATTGCATAATAAGGGCATCCGTGTCGATGTGCAACACTTTATTTGAATAAATTCTTTTGTATAGGTGTTTGCATATCGGCACGGCATGTGGTAGGCTTTTGAAAGCTAACAATGGAGAAAGTGATGAGTCTACTTAAAACCCAGTACGTTCAGCTAACCAACGAAGAGATCGAGATGCTGTCTACGCTTATGCGTAGCAGCTCCGACGATCCTCGCATCAACGGGCTGATCGGAACCTGCTTCTGGTACAAGTGCTACGACAAAGATCAAGAGGCCGAGCTAAAAGCTCGGTGGACGAGTATCGAGCAGAAGCTCGCTAAGTTTGGGGGGAAGAGTGATGCAGGTTGATAAGAATGTGCCGATACCGCCGAGGGGCGGGAAAAATAAAACAAACAGCAAGCACAAACACCTAAACAAGATTATCGAATCGTGGGAAGTAGGCGACAGCGTGGTTTTTGAGTTCGTTGCAAAAACTACGGGAAAGGACAGGCGGTCTTCCTATTCGCTCGAAGCAAACGCTCTCGTAAGCAGGGCAAAAATAGCTGGGCAAAAAACAGCGCAGCGCGTTCTGGCCGATGAAGGCGTGATTCGAGTGTGGAGGGTGGAATGATGGAAAATCTAATTAAGCTGCTGCGAAACCACGACTGGTATTTCGAGTACAGCGATGACCACAAAGTCTGGCAGCGCGGGGTAATGCAGCGAGCTGCGATCAATGCCGAGGCTGAGCGCCTTGGCAGGCCAGAGCTGGTCGAGCAAGCCTTCGAGGAATACAAGGCTGGGGATCTGGCGTGGTGGCTGGCGGAGTTGGAGGAGCTTTCGTGAAAGTCATTCCGATAAAAAAAGAGGAATGTACCGAGTGGTTCTTGCAAAAGCATTACGCAAAACGAATGCCATCTTTATCTGTAGCTTTCGGCCTGTATGTTGAAGATGTGTTGTCAGGGGTTTGCAGCTTCGGCAAGCCTATGAGCCACACGCTTGTCAAAGGAGCTTTCAATGGCCTTTATGAAGACTGCTTCCTTGAGCTTAGCAGGCTTGTCGTAAACGATGGATTGCCAAGCAATACGCTTTCTTTTTTTGTTTCTCGGTGTTTAAAACAACTCGCTAAGCCGCATGTGATTGTAAGCTACGCAGACACTTCGCAAAACCATAGCGGTTACATCTATCAAGCCACCAACTGGCTGTATACGGGTCTAAGCAGCAAGTTTAGCGACTATGCCGTAGAGGGTCTTGAGCATCTTCACCATGCGTCAATTGGCGACAGCGTTGGTCGTTACGACAAAACCAAAGGGATCGACAAACACACCTTGCTCAGACAAAAGTATGGAGACAGGCTGTATCTCAAAGAAAGGCCAAGGAAACACAGGTACTTTTATCTTCTGGGCACAAAAAAGGAAAAGAAAGTGATGATGAAAAACTTATCCTACGAAATTCTTCCCTACCCAAAGGGCGAGAACAAAAGATACGACTCTTCGCACAACCCGTCCGTTCAACAACTTCTTTTCAGTTAATGCTATGGATAAGTATTTTCAAACACTCGATATGGCCGCATTCCGCATGATGCTAGAAGCCGACAGCGACAAAGCCATGAAGCTATACCGCCATGTGCTCGACTCCCAACATGACGCAGGGCCAGAAGCCGACTACATTATCCGCCTGTGGAAAAAAGAGCGGGGGATCAATGCGAAAGATGACGATAATAGCTGAAGTGAGCGTGAAGACGCTGGTAGACCTAGATGTGCTCGAAGACCTGATCGAAGACGTGATCCTCGAAGCCCTTCACCAAGACCAAGAAGTCGAGGTGAAGGTGACTGCGGAGTTTGTCAGAGTGCCTATAGAGCCACGTCCATAGCACTATTTATTCAAAGATGTCGATGTCATCAACATTAACCGCGCCACCTTCCGCGTAATCAGTTCCAGCATACTCGTTTAGGTAGTCGATGATGCCCTGTATCTTTTCGTCATCGTACTCTTCGTAAAGCTTTGGATTCATAACCAGAGAGCCAGTTTGCTGCTGGTAATTAAACGGCTCACCAGCTTTGTTTACTCTTTGGCTTAAATCTTTGAACGTATCAGGGAACATTATTTCTGGTGGGACGCCTTCAATCAATCCACCAAAATACTCTTCACCTTTTTTGGCAGGAAAACTTGAGTCATAAGACTTGTGGTAAAGTTCTGGAAATGTGCCGCGATTTGGATCGGCTCTATACATGCTAAGCCCAGTAGCGTTTTTAACGGCCTCGTCAAACTCTTGAGCTTTCATTGTTTCGTAAGCATCGTCATAAAGGGGGAAGCCAAGCTTTTTCCACTTATCTTTTTTCATCTCCGCTAAAACATCAATCCTTAATGCGCCAGCGCCCCCTCTGTCAAACCCGCCTTCGCCTAATATCTGATTAAAAACATCAGGGCTTTCTAGGCCAACCCATTCGGGCCTGCCTTTAACCTTTCCAGCACCGTCTCGTATAACTTTGTCAAAAGAAGCAATGTCTGCCTTGGGTATTCTTATTGCTGGTATTTGAGCAATCATCATTTCTAGCGTTGGGGCTGTGAAGTCCATAGACTCAGCGCCCATTGCACTAAATATACCAAGCGGTTCTTTGCCCGTTTTATCAGCAGCTAAAATAATGTTGCCTTGCTTCTTGGTGGCAATGCCTGCCATAGAAGACCAGCCTTTCCCCGCGCCCTCGCTGTCTGCTGTAAATTGAAACCCGCCTTCTGGTATCACTCTGCGGGATAATGGCACCCCGCGAACAGATAATATGCCAGCATCTTCTGGGTAGGGCTGGCTAGTAGGGTTTTTTATTCTGGCACTCATATCTCCAACGACAGGAACCCCAACATAACCTTTCAAAGCTTCTGGGTTTATTATCTTTCTTTCAACAAGAGGCTGTCTTTCTACCCTATTGCCAAGTCGAAAAAGCTCGCGGCGGAAAACTGCTGGCGGCCCCTTCACTATGCTTCTTTCGTAAGCGTTTGCCCTATCACGGTTCAGCTTTTCTGTGACTGGCTTGCCTGTGGCTTCATCGAAAGAGCCAATTGTCGGCTGTTCCTCAATAAACTGCTGCTTCAAAAGCGGAACAGCTTCCTTTTTGCTTATCTTAGGTGGCTGGGGTATGCCCTTGCTTGAAATGCTAGGCGCTCCTCGAAGACCCTCGCCTACTTTGGCTAAGGTGCCTCCAACGCCCGGTATCAAGCCAAGGGCAGCAATGCCTGCGGACACGGGGCTACCAGACATAAGATAGTCAGCAGTATCTACAGCAGCCCCTGCATCGCCAACGATTGGCAGCGCATCTGCGGCATCCATCAGCTTGCCTGCACGACGGTACGCGGCTCGATCATCTCCCATAGCGCCAGAAAGCATTCTTTTTAGCCTTCCGCGCAAGGTTTCATCTATAGGAGCGGCAATTTGAAACGGCCCAAGCTCATCTGGAACGCGAGACATCAATCGATCAGTGTAAGAGCCTGAGTCATCAAATATATCGATGTCGTTGATGTCTATGGCCCCACCCTCCGCCTTCAACAATTCAGGCGAATCAAAGTCTTCAAACTCAGCATTCACCGAGCGGATGTTTTTGGGGTCGAAAATGACAAGCTCATCCTGCACCTTGAACCCTGCAAACCCATCGTCTGCCATTTTTTCTTGGGCTTGACGCTTGATCACTGCAAAATCTGTTTTGTCTGATGCGTTTTTCTTTACGCTCTCGATGGCTTCGCCAAAATCTTCTCTAGTACCTACCTTGCCGCGCACAAAAACCGGCAAAACACGGCTTCCTCTGCCAAATTTTGGGTCTTGGAAAGATTTTTCATTGATGTATGTTTCGCTGTATCGAGGATTTGGACTCAAATAAATGCCGGGGCCGAGCTTTCCTCGCTCGCTAGGCAGAATTTTTGTAAATTCTTGATCAGGAGCGTCACCCTCAAACTTATCCGTCGCGTGGTAATACACCGTTTCAGTGTCAAAACCAGCCTTTTGAGCCTTCGCAAGACGGTCTGCACCCTTCGCAACGCCTCGAATGGCCCTCGCAGCGCCTCCAACGACGGGAATTACCCCCACACCCTGAAGCGCCGCTGCCCCATAGTCGCCTTCGCGCAAATTTTCCATCAAACTGGGCGATCTTGGCCCCCGCATAACCATCTCAGCAGTAGAAACACCCGCTGCGGGGAACTCAGGGTACTCACCCGTGATGTCAATCATGCCCAAAGGGTCTGCAAAAGCCGCCCCGATGTTCGCAAGCTGGGCTGGAGTAAGCTCTGGAAGCTCAGGTTCAGGCGTTCTGCCCATCATAGTGCTGACAGAGCCGCCGAGGTTGTAGCCAAAGATGTCAACTTCACCGCCGTCAGCGAATCTTTTCTCAAAACTGGCCCTGATTTCAGGGTCACCCATATTTGAAACACGCGCTGACACGTCAGCAGACGAATCTTTGCCTAAAAGATTGGGAAAACGCTTCTGAGCACCCAAACTGTACTGGGTTTCACCCTCGTCTGGCCGATAAGCCATCACATCAACGCTCGAATCACGGCCCAAAGCACCCTCGAACCGCTTAGATGCCATGTAATCGTCGCCCATCCGCCGAATATTTACTGGCAAATTCAGCCGAGAGACAATTTGGTTGAAAGCCAACTTGTCATTTGGGTCTTGGGAGTCAGCAAGCGCAACAACCTGAGCTATTGCAGCCCCAGTGACTCCTTCCATACCACTCAGAGCCTGCACAACCTGATTTTTGACCATATCCTTGGCCTTCTGCTCAAGTGGGTCGATGTATCGACCACGAACCATTTGCTCAAGGCGATCTAAATCACGATCACGGGTCGAGCCAATAGCTGGCGCTGCGCCAAATAGGTCGATATCGTCAAAACTGCTCATCGGCTGCGCCTAAACAAGTCCATTTCTAAACTTCCTACACCACCACCGCTGTTGGTGTTGGCGTCAAAGCCAATTTCATTCATGAGGCGAGCCATCTTCATGGCTTGCAGCTTTTTATCGTCTCGCATTTTTTTTCTTTTCATCGTTTTAGGCTTTGAGCGGCCAAAACGACTCATGTCTGCATCGGAGACGCCACCTACCAAACCGTCCAAAGCGCCCATTTGTGACAAATACCGCGCCATGTCCTCTCGTTGAAGCTGTTCGTCAAAAGCCATACGCGCATCACTTAACTCTGGGACAGGTTCGCGGTCTCTAGGCGAATAGTATCGGCGCATAGCGCCATACTCTGGGTCTTGGATCACCTCAAAGTATTGGTTTCGGTCTGGATCGAAGGTAAAACCAAGCTCTTCGTAAACTGGGTCACGAAATGGGTTGTCGAATATGTCGATATCGTCCATGCCAGCCATTATAGTGAGCCGATGCCGACTGACATGCGATCTCTCCCCTTAGCAAAGCCTTCTGCAAACGCTTTAGCTTTCGCTCCGGCAAATGCGTCTCCGCCATCGCTAGACATGCGGCTCTCCTCAACGCCAGAGATAATTTGAGTTCGCGGATCTGGCCCTAAACTCTTTTCAATGGGAAACATCGTCGCCC